CGTCCGTGCTGCTGATACCGCTGCTGACGTTGCGGCTGCCTTCGCTGCGGCGGTGAATGCCGCTACCTCGCTTCCTGTTATGGCCAGCGCGCTGGATGGCACGCTGACGCTTACCTCGCGCTTCAAGGGTGAAGCGGGCAACGGTGTGCCGCTGGCGCTCAACCGCCGCGGCCTTGCGGGTGGCGAGTCGTTCCCGTCCGGTATCAGTGCCGGGCCGGTAACTGTCGCGACCGCCGGGGCGGGGGCGCCTGATCTGTCCGGCGTGATCGCCAACCTGGGCGATGAGGAATACGACTTCATTGGTTGCGCCTTCAGCGATGCTGTCAGCCTCGACGCGCTGCGCGCGGAGATGGATGACACCACCGGGCGTTGGAGCTGGGCGCGGCAGGTTTACGGTCATGTCTACAGTGCCCGCCGTGGCACGCTGGCTGAGCTGCAGGCCTACGGCGCCACCCGGAACGACCAGCACTGCACCCTGTTCGGCGTCGAGCCGCGGGTGGGCGCGTGTGACCACGAGTACATCGCTGCCAGGGTTGCCCGTGAGGCCTCGCTGCTGTCCGCACATGTAGCCCGGCCCACCCAGACCGGTGAGATCAGCGGCGTGCTGGCGCCGGCTTCGCATGAGCGCCTCACCCTGACCGAGCGGCAGACGCTGCTTTCCAGCGGTATCGCCACTCACTACAGCGGCAAGGACGGCGTGGTGCGCATCGAGCGCTCCATCACCACCTACCAGAAGAACCCCTGGGGCTCGCACGACACCAGCTACCTGGACAGCGAAAACCTGCACCAACTGGCGTACGTCATGCGCTACCTGCGCACCGGCGTGACCACCCAGTTTGGCCGGCATGCCCTGCGCAGCGACGGCATCCGCGTGCCGGAAGGCGTGGCCACCCCGAGCATGATCAAGGCGCGCCTGGTGGCGGACTACGCCGCGATGGAGCGGGCCGGCATCGTCGAGCGTTCGGACCTGTTCGCTGAAAACCTCATCGTCGAGATCGACGAAACCAACCCCAACCGGGTGAACGTGCTGTATCCGCCGGATCTCGTGAACCAGCTGCGCATCTTCGCGGTGCTCAACCAGTTCCGCCTGAATTACTGATAGGAGCGATCCATGAAAAACCGCATTGCAGGCACCTGCTTTGTCAGCGTCGACGGCGATCAGCTGGAGCTTGGCGGCTCGCTGAGCCTGTCGTTGAACAGCTCGGAAAAGGAGGGGCTCGCCGGCCTCTCCGGCGTTGCTGGTTACAAGGAAACCCCGCGGGTGCCCTTCATCGAACTGGAATGCTTCGTGCCCAAGGGCTTCCCGCTGGCCAAGATCCGCGACGGCGACGGCCTGGTGATCACCGCCGAGCTGGCCAACGGCATGACCGGTGTGCTGTCCGAAGCCTGGCTGGCCGGTGAACTCGCCATCAACGGCGCCGAAGGCAACACCTCGCTGCGCTTCGAAGGGAAGGAAGGCAAATGGATCTGACCATCACGCTTAAAAAGCCCATCGAAGCGCACGGCCAGACAGTCGAGCAAATTCACCTGACCGAGCCGACCGGGCAGCATGTCATCAAGCTAGGCGAACCATTCGTCATGGGTGGCGGCGGTGGCGGGAGCATTCGTGAGCTGCCGGAAATCACCGTCAACTACATCGTGAAGTTGGCAAAGATTCCCCGTAGTTCCGCCGAGGCGCTCGCACCGAGCGACCGCAAGAAGGTGTTCTTGTGGCTGCTCCCTTTTTTGATGCCGGAGGACGTGGAGGAACAAGCAGCAGATCAGGAGGACTGATCGACTGCTGTTTCGAGATCGCCCGTTACTTCGGCGTGTCCCCTCAAGTGGTGCTGGACTTGCCGCACTCGGAGCGCGAGCTCTGGGAGCGGCAGGCCCTGCGCCTGGCTCAGCTTGAAAACGAGGCCGCCAATGGCTAAGGCAAGTTTCACTGCCGTACTCGACGTCATCGACCGGGTCACCCGGCCGCTGAAAAAGATGGAGCGGCAAATGCGCCCGTTCAAGCGGGCGTTTCAGGACATCGGCCGAGCCACCTCCGGGCTACAGGCGACCATTACCGGGCTGGTGGCGCCGCTCGGCGCCGTATTCGGCGCGGCGGGGCTGGGCAGCATTGGTGCGCTCGGCACCAAGGTCGTCAGCACGTCGGCACAGTTCGAGCGCTTCGAAACGATCCTCGGCACTATCGAGGGCAGCTCGGATAAGGCCAAAGCGTCGATGGACTGGATCAGCCAGTTCGCCGCCCAAACGCCCTACGAGCTGGCCGGGGTCACCGATGCCTTCGTCAAGCTGAAGGCCTACGGCATCGACCCGCAATCCGGTGCACTGAAGTCGGCGGGTGACGCTGCCGCCGCGATGGGCAAGCCACTGGAACAGGCGGTGGAGGCGCTGGCCGATGCGATGACCGGCGAGAACGAACGGCTCAAGCAATTCGGCATCACAACCGAAAAGGCTGGTGACAAGATCGTCTATCGCTGGCAGCAGAATGGCAAAGCCATGGTGGCGACTGCCAAGGCGAACTCGCGCGAGCAGATCCAAAACGTCATCCAAGGCATCTGGAATGGCAACTACGGTGGCGCGATGGACAAGCTGTCCTCCACCTGGGACGGCATGTGGTCCAACCTGCAGGACACCTTTACCCGCGTCTTCAAGATGATCGGCGATGCCGGCATCTTCGATGTGCTCAAGGGTGAACTGAAAGGCGTGCTCGATTCCCTTCAGGCGATGGAGGCCGATGGTTCGCTGAAGAAGTTTGCGCAGGCGGTATCCGACAACCTGGTCAGCGTGTTCCGCGAGCTGAAGGGCTGGGTGATGGCCATCGACTGGCAGGGCGTCTGGGATAGCGTCAAGGGCTTTACCACTGGCGTGATCGATGTGACAAAGGCACTCGGCGGGCTCAAGGGAATCGCTATCATCATCGCATCCATCATTGGTCTGCAGGTGCTGTCTTCTGTTGTCGGATTGACGATGGGGCTGTTTTCGCTGGGTGTCACCGCCGGCCCAGCGCTGATGGCAGTCGCCACCGGGTTCAAGGGGGTGCTGCTCGCCATGGGGCCAGTTGGCTGGATCCTCGCTGGTATCGGTACTGCTGCCGCGCTCATCTATGCCAACTGGGAAACGGTCGGCCCGTGGTTCGCTGCGATGTGGCAGGGCATCAAGGATGTGGCCTCGGCGACTTGGGATTGGCTGAAGGACGCATTCTTCAGCTTTAGCCCGCTCGGCCTGGTGATCAAGAACTGGGAGCCGCTCGTTGGCTGGTTCTCTGGTCTTTGGGATCGGGTGAAGAAGTTCATCGAACCCATTACCGGCGCAGTGAGCAAGGTCGGCGGCTGGTTTGGCGGTGACGAAGAAGCGGCGCCCAAAGCAGCATCAGGAGCCGGAGGCGGTGGGGTTGCTCCGCCAGGCGCGGTGACCGACGCCATCGCTCGCCAGCGTGCGTTGGTTTCCGGGAATCGCCAGAGCCTGGATGGGCAGATGGTGGTCAAGTTCGAAAATGCTCCGCCAGGCATGCAGGTGCAGGCGGCGCGCACCAATCAGCCGGGGCTCGCCATGGAGGCCGACGTGGGGTATCGGGCCCTGGCGCTGCCGTGACACAATCCCATTGGTGGCAAATAGCTATATTGGATTGAGGAGTGGTCGATGCGCATCTTTGTGGTTCTTGCTTGCTGCCTGCTTTTGGGGGGGTGCGTCACTCCCAATTCACTAAAGCCCATAAGATACGACGGGGAGGTCAATTATAAGTCATCAAAGACAGGCTCTTTGCAACTCGTCAATGCAGTTGATGGAGAGACGCTGCAGCAACTCTTCGATCCGGCTCGGGTAAACAAGGGCGTTAGCTACGCGCCGACTTGGGATACTTACAGGATTCGGTTCGATGCCATTGATGAGCGCGTATTTGCCGAATCTTTGACGACGGAGTTGTCCCATCGCGGAACTCTCTACATTGAAAAAGTTTCCGATGAAATAGACCCGGGCAAAGATGTTGCAATTAAACTCGCTTTTCTCAAAAAGGAATATAATCCCAATTTCGGCCAAGATTACATACTTAATGTTGCTTTAGAGATAAGCGCCGGCAAAAAAAGCATGCGCAAAGTTTATGGCGTGTCAACATATGATGAGGCGTCATTTTGGAATAGGGTTAATGACACGCCGAAACACGGTAAGGCTCGCGCTGCTCAGAATTTGATGAAAAAAATCATGCCCGACATTGAGACGTTCCTTCAACTTACAGAAGCTACCAATTAGAGCACTGCGTTCGCTGGTATACAGAAGCAATAATCGGTAAGCCTTGATTGGGAGAAATGCTTTTGAGTGAATGCGTACAGTAGCAAGCAGGACCATTAAACTATGGAGGTTGCTATGCGTTATCTACTATTGCTCGGTCTGGTGGCGATGAGTGTCGGTGCTTTTGCAGCTCCGACCCAAGCCCAGCTCGACTTTGTTGAATATCTGAAAAGCGACGAGGAACCAAAAGCCAAGGATGCCACCTGGATGTCCGATGACAATCTCTATGTGGGCGTGATCGACGATGGCACCAACCGCCGCGGTTTTGCCGAGTACCTGTGCCTGATTGCTCCAGACCACGGTGCCGCGCCTGCAATGATCAAGATC